CACTTGATAACAACTATAGTTGGACTTATCAGTGATGTCTGGAAATCTTCTTCCGTATTTATTGGGTACTTCGGATAATACATTTACTTCTGTGTTAAATAATGGTAGCAGACTTGTCATTGACTTCACGGGCATACCGTAAGCACGAACCATAATCTCCTCCTCTGGGCGACCTCGAAGGTCTTTCGCTATACGTTCGTAACCACCAAAGGGGTTCTCGTCCGAATGGAGATACACAACTCCGGCATCTCTATCTGGACTGTACTGCTCTATAGGTAGCTTCTTGTTCTTGAGTAGCTCCGCTTCTCTAGTCTGTAAAGTCTCGGCACCCTTGAGGTACTCAGATATGAAAGGTGTGTACCCATCAATTGGAGTAAATCCAATCACCATCTTAGCATCTCTGGTAGCTAATCTAAATCGTAGGGTGTTTACCAATGCCGCATCCCCCAAGTATTCGTCCAACCAAGCACCGAGGTTCAAACCACTAGGCTTCTTGAAGCCAAACTCAAAACCCTCCAAAATTGTCTGATTGTTGCTGTACTGCGTATAAGTCTTGAAGTCTACACGTGTCTTAGTATCTGGGAAGATAAACGAACTCCCAGTGAATCCATTCTGCATAGAGAAGTTGATATAACCGTCTACGCTCTTCGTCTTTCGCTTGAACTCCTTCGGCATCATCTCCCATATCGCCGCTTGCTGTACCTTCACGGAAGTATCTGCGTTTTGACTGAAGCACACTATGTGTCCGTTATTGTTCTCCATAACGGCTTGCATAACCATCTTCGCACACCCAGTGGTCTTACCACTTCTATTTCCGCCGAGAACTAAGCACTCGTTCTGCTTATTGAGACTGGTTCTCATTCTCTCCCATCCGGCTAAATCAAATCCGTATCGTATAGGATCTTCCTCAGCTGCTTGTATCCTACCCTCGTGGGCTTGGTACAAAGCCTCTAGTAACTTTGGGTCCTTCTCCGCTAAGAGAACAATCTCCTCGTCCGTAGGAGGTACTAAGAAAGGATGCCTAGAAAATGTCAGTTCCATCTGCTTCCTCCTCTTCTTCGGCTTCAGCGTCCCACACTATGTCCAAGGCATCTAAGTCCCCGTCCATATCTACTTTGGTTTCACTGATAAGCATACGTCCTACCCTATGGTTAGTATAATCATAGAATAAATCTCCGTCATCATCCATAACTATAAACATATAGTTACTAAAATGCTCGCCGAGGTTTCCTCGGATGCGGTCAAAGAGGTCATCGTAATCTTCATCAATCATTGTCTGACTCCTCAATTATCTCCGCATCGTCAACCCTCTTCATTGCCTCCAGACGATCCTTGGCTGCCTTGAGGGTATCCTCGTAGTCCTCTTGGGTGATTACCTTACGCTCCTCCGATATACTAGTAGCCTCTCCTCTAGTGGTCATAGTCTCCCGGAATGCGTTAGCCTTTGCTATAGACAACTCCTTGAGGTCTCGGAAGGATACCTCCATTTCTGGGTCATTCTCCAATCGGTCACGTACCTTATCCACGAGATCCTCCTCCAATGAACTCAACTGCATATAGTTCTTAGCCGCGATTTTACCAGCTACGTCCCGCAATTGTCCCAAGTGGTCCGCGTAATCAACCAGCACTTGTATCACCGTAGAGCGTTGTATGTTGTACTTCTTGACGATCTGCGTCTGGCTCTTTCCGATGCTGTACAAGTACAATATCTCCGCGACCTTCATAGGATTGTGGCGAGACAAGCTCTTGACCTTCTGTAACTCCTTGTCGGCGGCTATCTCCTTGATGGCTTCTTGTATGCTCGATTTGAGCTCGACTTCTTCTGGTGTGGGCTTTTGAGGCATAAATTTTTTTAAGGGCTGATATATGTATATATGTATACAGAGTGTGGCAATTGTCTGACCGCCCCGCCCCGTCTATAAAATTTTCTAATAGTTTGCATTGGTTTTTCTAATATAAGTATATCTAATAGTTTAAATTAGTTTCAATAATGGATAGTCAATCTCAATTAGTTGAGACTGTCAATAAGTTTTTCTTATGTTTTGAATAATTTTTTCTTTTTTTCGAATAAGGATATATTTAAAGCAATCATTTAGAGTTATTTTACCCATAAAAAATAATTTAAAAAAAAGCTTGCAATTGTTTTTATTGGCTCTTATAAATTTAATTATCTTTTAACAATAACCTATTAAAACAAATAAATTATGCCAAAAACAATAAATATAGACGAAGTAAGACTATTAATAAAAGCGTTGCCATTTGAGGCTTTAGAAGCTCTTTTAACTAGCAACAAATTTACTCCTAAAATTGAAAAACAACTTTTGATTGAATGCCAAATGAGAGATTTGATAGAAGATAAAAAACCAAGATTCTAAAGATTAATCGAAGTATTGCTTGCAATGCTTCTCTTTAATTTTTACTAATCAAAAAAAAATAAATTATGAAAAACAAACAATATATAAAGAAAATCAATGATTTTTGCGATCATTTAGTTTATAAATTAAACAATGTCGGATCGTCCGCTTATGGTAAGATTCTTTACAATATGGAAAAGAAAGAAGCGAATGATAATAAAAGCTATGCTTTAGATCATAAACATTCTGTAACAAGTGAAGCAAAATTCTTTCTGGTAAGACATATACTTGAAACAATCACCAATAAAGAAAGATTTGATATAAAGAGCGTTTTATTTGTTCGCCAATCTTGCATTTATGCTAATTCAATTTCCATAAATTATGAAAAGGAAATAAAAGAAGTCATAGAAGAAAGCAATTTTCAAGTTGAATTCTTTTTAGAAAATTATGATTGGAATGTTTACATCAATCTTCTAGAGAATCCGAATAACTATTGGAAATAAAATAAAGATCAATCAAGGTATTGTTTAAACAATGCCTTTATTTGATTTTTATAAACCTAAATAAATAAATTATGAAAATAAAAATATTAAATAAAGTTAAGATCAGAGGAAAAGAAACGCCTCTTTTTAATTATCAATACATTGCCGAAGATGGCACTCCAATATCGGCAATATTTCAAGCAACTAAAAACGCAATCCCTACCTTATGAAAGACGATCTCAACCAATTAGTCAAAGGTGGTACAGAAACGCTTTTTAACGCCGTTTTTGTCTCATTGTGTAGCATTGGAGCAATAATTGCTTTGATAGTAATATTAATAACTAAATAAATAAATATGAAAACAAATGAAATAAAAGAAACTATTGTATTTAATTATAATGATTCTTACTCGATACGAAAAGCCGAAAAGCGTAAAGCGTATTTAGAGAACAATAATTATTCACAATCATTTACTCAAAACATAGGATTTGATAAATGGAAAATAGTTTATACAAAGCAAGCGGTTTAAACACCGCTTTTTTTTATGAAAAAAAGTCTTGCAATCAATAAAACAATCAAATATTAAATCAAATATCTTAAACAATAAACCTATAAATATATGAAAACATCAAAGCTAAAAAGAATGATAGACAGTAAAAGAGCAATCGTTGAAATAAATGATAAACGCCAAAATGTAATCAATAAACTTAGATCAAAGTACAGAAGTAAATTTTTGAAACTTTGGACTTTAAGTAATACTGGAAACCCATCAAAAGAAGATTGGGAGTTTATGAATAAATATGAAAGAGTAATGGGAAAGCTAATAGCTAAACAAAGTAAAGTAATATAAATTATGGAAACAGAAATACAAACAATCGAAAGACTAATTAGACAAGGTTCTTCAGTTGAGGAACTTTCTAAGAAGTACCCAAAACATATTGATCACATCAAAAGTTATAGGGAATTTCTTATCGAGCAATCAAAGCCTTATGTCCATACTGATAAAGCAGAGGAAAATTTCATTGAAGAAGTTTTCGAGTTAGCTTTTGGGGATAATGCAATCAATCGAGGTTTCACTTACTCAGAGGTACTATCTGTACTGAAGAAAGATAGTGAAACAATAAGTAAAATTCACCAATTATTAGATGAAAGAATATAATGAAAGATAAAACATATGATAAACCAATTTACTTTGATGTAGATCAAGGTATAACCGCCGTTCGTAGGTTCGGCGTTTACGCTCGTAGTGAAGAGGAAGCTATCGAGAAAGTTAAGATCGGCGAATATGAAGTAATGGATATTGAAGTCCTAGAGGCTGATGAACCATATGTCATTGACGCTGACGAATCAGAAATAAAAGAATAAATTATGAAACAATCACAGAAAGAACAATTCCGAAAGGAACTAACCGAGTTCGCTAAGAGCTACGAAAGAAAACCTAATTATATTGACGCAGTAAGACGTGTTCAAGGTCTTGAAGAATGGTACAGAGACCTAGACCGCCAAAATCTTACTGAGGATGTTATAGACGCAATGGCAAGCCATTACGACAATCAAACGATCTCAGAAGGTAGAATCTATATAAGCAGCAACCCAAACTGGAAGGAATAAATATGAGTGAAACATATGTAACTACAGTCGAAGTGCTGCAAAATGATTACTACAGTATCTTTGCTGAATGCGAGATCACTTATAGTGAAATAGAAAACGCCGAAACTCACCCATATGGAGACGGATTTGCTACGCACAATTATAGTGAAATAGAAGTCGAAGATGTCGAAATCCTATGCTGGTATCGTGAATTTGATTGCGATAAAGAGATGGAACAATGGATACCGGAGCATATGAAATTCTATAGCGGCTCAGAAGGATTAAATTACGAAACTAAACAGAAGATTATTACAACCGCCGAAAGCTCAATAGATAGCAGTATATTACTATGAAAAACAATAAACACCAAGAATACAAAGAAAATGTTTGTTCAATATTCTTTACTGTAATATTCTCAATTATATTCTTCTTTATGTTAATAACTCAATTGGTAACTGATTTTGTTACTAATTTATTCTAATCTAGAATTGTAGATACACCTATCCTTAAAAGCCACAAGCCACATATGCAACTCATTCGAAACGCACTTGATCCACATTACATACAACGCACGCATCTTATCGAGATGAATTGTGCTTTCCGTTGCGACTTTCGCTACGCTCTTTGGGGTAGTATCGATGTCTTACCGGTATCGCTCTTACCTAATTATACTCAATATAAAATATGTGTCAAGCACTAAATATTGGCACTTACCTAACCTATTAATAATCAAATGAATAAAAATACCACACACGCCGAAAATGAGCCCAGTTTAACTGAGTTCGTTGTAACCGAGACTTACTATATCAAAGCTAGGACTCGTGATGAAGCCTACCAGATGGTAGCAGATAATGATTTCAAATACGATGGGATCAGAAAACATAATGTAAACATAGAAGTAAATTTTTAAATATGAAACAAGATAATACTATAAAATTCTACATCTACCCAGATGGAATCGCCGATTCTATGGGATCAGATGAACTCGTCCTAGTCCGTAACAAGCTAGGATCTGTGGACTCTAAGTTCGTATCGGACTTAGTACAAGGTGACTACTACTGCGAACGCATACCGGCACCATTGCCACCAAGGAACGCCGATGATATACTACGATTCATTACTGAGAATGAACTAACCTTAGCTTATGTTAAAGATAGTTTAGATAAGACTGTGATGCTTGAAGTCGGCAGAGGATCAAACATTCTTTGCTCTACTGAATACTCCGAGGATTGTATCCGTACTGCTGTTGAACCCTTAATGGATATGGAGGAACTATAATGGAACAAGACCCATCAAGTTATTCAAAAGAAGACCAGTCCAAATTTGTGGACAAGTGGGAGAACAATATTGAAAAGATCGAACGCAATCGAAAGATAATGCGTGAAGGTCGTGAAGCAGCAGAGATATATAAGAATCTTGGGCTGATGGCAACCGAAGGATACAACATTCGCCGAATTG